TTATGGTATAATAGTATCAGTTAGGTAAAATACATGCCGAAGAAGAAGTCAGAGCATTATGTAAATAACAAAGAACTGCTAGAGGCATTAATTGTTTATAGAGAAAAGGTTGCCATAGCAAAGGAGAAAGATCTACCGAAACCACGCATTACGAACTACCTTGGTTCTTGTTTCTTAAAGATTGCTACACACTTATCATATAAACCAAACTTTGTTAACTATATGTTCCGTGATGATATGATATCTGATGGAATCGAAAACTGCGTACAATACATTCATAATTTCGATCCTGAGAAGTCTCGTAACCCTTTTGCATACTTTACTCAAATCATACACTATGCCTTTCTAAGACGAATACAGAAAGAGAAGAAGCAATTAGATATAAAGAACAAGATTATTGAAAAGACTGGATTCGATGAAGTTATGACAGTTGAAGATGGTGCCTTGACAGGAGCGATGTCTGAGTATAATACAATTAAAGACAATATTGCACAAAAGAAAAATAGATGAAACTTGCCATTATAACTGATACCCATTACGGTGCTCGTAAAGGATCAAAACATTTGCATGATTATTTTGAGTTGTTCTACAAGAATATATTCTTTCCATCTTTAGAAGCAGAAGGAATAGATACCATCATTCATATGGGTGATGTATTTGATAGTCGAAAGTCAATTGATTACTATAGTCTTGAATGGGCCAAGAGAGTTGTATTTGAACCCATGAAGAAGTATAAGGTTCACGCAATCACAGGAAATCATGATTGTTACTATAAGAATACAAATGAGATTAATTCTCCAGAACTATTATTAACAGACTACGATAATATTACAACATACTCAAGTGCACAAGATATTAACATAGATGGACTTGATATTCTTTTATTACCTTGGATAAGCACTGATAACTTTGATGAAAGTCTATCAAAAATAAAGAAATCCAAATCTAAAGTTGCTATGGGTCACTTAGAGTTGAATGGATTCAGAGCACATCGTGGTCATGTCATGGAAGATGGTATGAAGATCGATGCATTCAATAAGTTTGATAAGGTATATTCTGGGCACTATCATACAAGATCTGATGATGGTAGAATATATTACTTAGGTAATCCATATGAGATGTTTTGGAATGATGTAAATGATCCAAGAGGGTTTACCCTATTCGACACAGACACTCTCGAACATACTTCAATTAACAATCCTTATAAATTATTCTATAACGTGTATTATGAAGATACTAACCATCAGTTGTTTAATACCACTGAATATGAGAATAAAATTGTAAAAGTTATTGTTCGTAAAAAGTCTAGTCCAAAAGAATTCCAAAAATTTATTGACAAGTTATATCGTGCAGGAGTTCAAGACTTAAAGATTGTAGAGAACTTTGCAATCGTTGAGAATGAAGAATTTGATATTGATGAAGATGAAAATACAATCTCAATCTTGAATCGTTACATTGATGAAGCAGAGATTGAGTTTGATAGAGGAGTTGTGAAAGGTATTTTCCGTGACCTGTACAAACAAGCCTGCGAGGTAGAGTAATGTATCTATTAACACTCAAGCACCGTAAAGCGGATGGAGCATATGCTGTTGCTGATAAGCAAGGGGATAGAGTTCTATTTCTATTTGAAGAGGAGGATGATGCAGAGAGATATGGTTTGATGTTAGAAGAAGATGGTCATAGTAATATGGAAGTTATCGAAGTTGAAGATGAACTTGCCATAAAGACCTGTAGGATGTATAATTATAAGTATGCTGTCATCACACCTGATGACCTTGTGATTCCACCTAGTAATGATAAAGTTCAAGAAGATTAGATGGAAAAATTTTCTCTCAACCGGAGATCACTGGACAGAGATTAATTTTCTAGAAAAAAATACAAACTTAATAATTGGTCACAATGGATCTGGAAAGAGCACTCTATTGGATGCCCTAACATTTGTTTTGTTTAACAAACCATTTCGTAAGATTAATAAGTCACAGTTAGTAAACACTGTAAATGAAAGAGAGTGTTTAGTTGAACTAGAGTTTGACGTAAATGCAAGAGATTATGTAGTCCGAAGAGGTATCAGACCTAATACATTTGATATAGAGGTCAATGGTTCTCCTTTACATCGACAGGCTGATGACCGATCAAATCAAAGAATACTTGAAGATAATATTCTGAAAGTAAATTACAAGTCATTTACACAGATAGTGATACTTGGAAGTAGCACCTTTGTTCCTTTCATGCAACTAAATGCACCTAATCGAAGAGAAGTTATTGAGGATCTTCTGGATATACGTATCTTTTCATTCATGAATAATCTTCTAAAAGATAAGATTAGAATTAAAAAAGAACAAGTTAGATCTCTTAAGTTAAAGAAAGAAAACCTGCAAGATAAAATAAAAATGCAGGAAAAATTTATTACAGAGATAGAGAATCGCAGTAAAGAAGATATTAAAAGTAAGAAAGAAAAGATTAATCAATTAATCATAGAATCTGACAACTGTGTAAACACTAATGAGGAGTTGGAACTTGAGGTAACTGGTCTTACAGAGGATCAGGAAAAAGTCACAGGTGCAGATAAAAAGTTAAGAAAGTTAAACAATCTAAAAGGTAAATTATCCAATAAAGTAGCAACAATTACTAAGGAGCATAGGTTCTTTAGTGAAAATGTAACATGCCCTACATGTACTCAAAATATAGAAGAAGACTTTCGTTTAAATAGGATTAAGGATGCTCAAAGTAAAGCCAAAGAGTTGCAAACTGGTTATCAAGAACTAGAAAAAGCAATTAAAAACGAAGAGGACAGAGAGCGTCTTTTCACCACACTCACAAAGGAGATTACTAAACTTAACAATGTTATTTCTCAAAACAATACTCGAATCTCTGGATTTAATCGACAGATCAGAGATTTGGAATCAGAAATTCAAAAATTTACCGAACAACTTAAAAACAGAAATATTGAACATGAGAAACTAAACGAGTTTAAGGAAAGTCTTCAAAAAACAGATGATGAATTATCTGATAGAAGTCAGGACATAGTACATCACGATTTTGCATATTCTCTTTTGAAAGATGATGGTGTGAAGACTAAGATAATTAAAAAATATCTACCACTCATAAATCAGCAGGTTAATCGTTACTTGCAGATGATGGACTTCTATATCAATTTTAAGTTAAATGAAGAGTTTATTGAGACGGTAGAATCACCAATACATGAAGACTTTTCTTATTCATCTTTTAGTGAAGGTGAGAAGATGAGAATCGACTTGGCCTTATTATTCACATGGAGAGAGGTGGCAAGAGTTAAAAATTCTGTCAATACAAATCTACTAATCATGGATGAAGTATTTGATAGTTCTCTTGATGGATTTGGTGTTGATGAATTTATGAAGATTATTAAATTCATAATCAAGGATGCAAATATCTTCGTTATCTCACATAAGTCTGATTTACACGATAAATTCGATCATTTAATCAAATTTAGCAAGGAAAGAGGGTTTAGTAAGAGAGTAGATAAAAGTGCATCATAAATATTTCTAATGATTTATATTAACACATGTTATCTACCCAATATCGTCTTCGTCTGGAAGGCATATGCAAGGACATTGCATCAGGAACAGAAGTCAGTATGACTGACATGATTTGGGCCCAAAAACTTGCGAAAGCAAATACAAGTGCAAGAGGTATGTTAAGCACAGCAAGAAGAATGGCAACTGATTCTGATGGATCTTGCCTTAAGTATTTGGATATTGGAGATCCAAAATCAGATAAGAAAGGATTTAATGGAGCAGATGACATAGCGGATTGGTTCCGTAATGATAATAGATCAGACGATTGGAGGCAGAGAGACTAATAGACAGTTTATAAAGTGTCCACTCAACCGTCCTTTGTGACGGTTTTGTTGTTATCATGGATGTATCAGACAAGGAACCCCATGACAATCAAGAACGAAATCAAATCACAACTAGCAAAACTACTTGCTACAGAAGATCTTATTGTAGAGCACAAGAGAGTTGAGACTGCACAGTTTGATGTTCACTCTAGAGTTCTTACTCTACCTGTCTGGGATGCAAGTGAGTATGTATATGACATGCTTGTAAGTCATGAGGTTGGTCATGCTTTATATACTCCTAATAGAAACTGGATTTTAGAAGAGGGTTATCAAATGAATCCTCAGTTTGTTAATATTGTTGAAGATGCTCGTATTGAGAAGTTGATGAAGCGTCGTTACGAGGGTATCTCAAAGACTTTTTACAGAGGATATACTGACTTAGTTGATCAGGATTTCTTTCAAGTTCATAACAGAAATGTTTCTGAAATGAATCTTGCTGATCGTATTAATTTACATTACAAGATTGGTTCACATCTTGATATTCCTTTCACATTAGAAGAAAGTATCTTTATCAAAAAGATTGATAACTGTGAAACATTTGATGAGGTTCTTGATATATCAAAAGAACTTTTTGAATACTGTAAAGAGCAGTTTGAAAAAGAAAAGCAAGAGCAAGAAGTAGATGATGAGTCTGGTATGCCACTTGAGGGTATGCCAAATGGCCAAGGACAATCAGATGGAAATGTTCCTTTTGATAATGCTGACAAATCAGAAGAGGGAGACACAGATGACGGTCAACCAACACCACAAGAACCTGTAGGTAAAGAATCACAATCTGTAGAGAATCAACCATCTCCTACAGGAGATCCAGTTGGTGGAAGAGAGGGTGGTAATGCTTTAGAGGAACTCACAGTTGAAACTGCGGATAGTCTTGAAGATGCACTCAGAGGTCTTGTTCAAATGGAAGGT